CGCTTCTTGCTTTCCATTTGCACCAGCATGTTGTGATTGCGTGTCACGCGCAAGTCGATACTCTTCCCCTCAAAGTGCACAAGTTGATTGACGGTGTATCGAGTTACGGCCTTGACGGTATGGAAGTCCGCATTCCCTTCCATGTCGGCGCTGTATACCAAGTCATTTTTACTGACAGAAGCAATCGGCTTCCACCCTGAATCTGTGAGGACATCGGTATCCAGGGTCAGGCAAGCGTTTTGCCACGGGAAGCTTTTAGTCTTTTCCCGTGGCGTACCGTCATAGATTTTTCGCCATCTCTTGATTTTGTCCCGGCGTAAGTCGGACAGACCACGGACAAGCGACTGGAGCCTCTCTTCAGCATACTTCTCAATGCCGATTACGCGCTCAGAATTGAAGTGTTTACTGATCGGGATTTCGGACGGGATGGGCATGAGCGAAGCGTACCACGATACGTCAATACCCGGCGTTTCCTACATTCATCAAGGCAATCTTCGATCGCTGCAACTCTTCCTTCACAAAGTCCCGTGTCTGCAGTCTCGAGCCGGCCGTAAGGCATTGCGGGATGTAGCCGGTCAGGTCCATCAAATCCATGGTGGCGCCGTTGGGATATTGCGCGTACTCGGTCTTCCACTCTTGGCAACCAAACCTCGGCACCCAGAACAGCCCGTTTTCAAAAACGGGTTCCATGGCATCAATCCGATTCTTTTTGGCATTCGCGCTGCGCTCGGTCTTTAGCGGCCTGAGCGAGAATGACGCATCGAGTCCAAGCTTTCGCATACGCTCGCGGATGGCGAACTTCCAGCCTGACTGGCCTGCAACTTCCGATTCGATGAACAGCACATGACATCTCCACTTCAGAACCAGCCCGCGCTTCCCCGGAGAATTCCCCAGCGCGGCTTCTAGCCACTCTTCGTGCTGAGAGGCTTTCGACCAACAATCAAGCAGGTAGATCCTTCGCTTGGCGGGCGGGCGGTTGTAGACTCCAACAACAAGAATTGCGTTGCACGCGCGCCCTCTTTCCTCGGCATGGTTTGGGTCCATGAACGCAAAACGGTCCAAATCCCCGGCTCGGATGTCTTCGATGGTTTCTCCTGGCTGTGTTTCATGCTTGATAGCTACTTTCAGCCGTTTCGGAGTCATGCCTTGCGATTCGGCTACATCGTCGGGGTTTCCACTCAGGTTACCCCGGTTGAAGGAGGATAGCTGCTGCCAGTTGGCGATCACATCGGAGCCCTTTGGCTCTTTCCAGACATCGACGGAATAGTGTCTGAGCCAGTGGTCTTTAAACTTGACTGCCTCTTGATCCACGGGGTTATTCAGCATCTGCGCGGCGTAATTGTAGTTCCCGAAAATTGCTCTGAATTCCGCCAGCTTTTCCCATGTGATCTCTTCGGGAAAGATGATTTGATGGGGCGGGTGCATGGCGCAGCATCCCCCTTCCGCCGAGTGCGAGATGAAGTTCAGGTTAGGAACATTCTTTCGCAGCCAAGAATTCACATCGCGCATCGACCAACGGTTACCGATGAATAGTTGGTCAGCAAGTGCATGAGGTCGATCGGGGTCGGAATCGAAGCATCCGGGAAGCTTTCGCACCCAATCAATGGTGGATTCCAGCACAGAGTCAGAAAGGATAGCCTTCTCTCCGACGAGATCATCAAGTACCTGACGATCGTAGTGCCGTGACTGCAGTGCGCCCTTGACGCCGATGAAATCATAAGTCCCTTCCCCGTGATACTCGCCCGCAGGTCGGCGGTGCGTCATCGAATCCTGGTTCCAGCGGTCGTCATCCTTGGGAATGATCGAGGAGAACAGGAACCGGAAGAAAGCATTGGAGTGGTAGTGGCCGTCGATCTTCACCCCAATCTTGCGAGCGTTCTGAATCGTCTCTGAAGCGATGAGTGTTCGATTCGCGGCGTTATGCGCGCGCTGCATCCACTTCATCCACGCTTCGTCGTAGCCCAACTGGTACATCAAATCTTCATCTTGGTTGGTGAAAGGGAGCGCCCACCACATGGGAGCTGATACAGAAGCGATAGTCGTATTGTGCGTAGGGATGAAGCCTTCTCCGGTCAAATAAAGGCCATCGAGTGAGTCAACCATGATGCACTTCACAAATCGCGCATCTACGGGCTTGACAGAAACAATCTGTCTGAACCCCTGCATCGAAGTCTTCCTCTTTTCGTACAATCTCTTTCGCTTTCTCTCGAGGCGAAATGGAGAAAGATGCGGATATGAGTAGAAGGTCACAACATGAAACTTCCCAACGACGTGACCCTTTAGCGCGCCCTGATACGTCCCCACAGGGCTAGGTTTTAGTCCTAGCGAACAGATCAACTCCCTTGTCTGGTCAACTAGGACCCGATTCATGTTTGTAAAACTACATTGGCCTTCTTTGGAGATTGACCCATCGGTGTCCATCAGGCCCTGCAACAACGAAAGCCTCTGGATAAATGACGATCTTAAATAGTGGCCGGGTATATGCTTGTTTTTTAGCACCCCTAGCTTTCTAAGGCGAGCACCGGCACCTAAAATGCACCACCGGAATTTCGTAGACCGTGCTCGGACCAACTCTCCGCATTTGCGCATCTCTTCAACGATCTGCACATCGTCGCAGGTAAACGACGATCCTGAGGAATCCCCGTCGCCTAACCATGCGCCTAACACATACGGATGAACGAGCAGGAATTTATCTTCCAATTGCACCGCGCCAGCGACACGGACGCGATGGTTATGTTCCTTTCTGCAATAAAGCGTTTCTGCAATCTCTATCGTTGTCTTTACGGACGGACATGGGCGGACGGGTTTAAAGTTTTCTCGATGCTTACGAGCATCGGTTTCCCACAGATGCCCACCATCGACGATTACCTTCTCCCCGGACGAGAACTCGACTTCGAAAGTATTACTACTCCACGTAACAGGACTGGTCCCGATTACTCGCGCTGGCATTCCATTGACACCAAGTACCTGATCTCCTGGATAAATGTCCCCCATTTTCCTAAAACCATCGGGAGTCGGTATCAGATTCTCAATCCACTCGGCTTTGAAGTGATCTCGCGGAATTTCCATGACGAGTCGCACGGTATCGCGCTCGAGTTCGGAACACATGTATCGGTGTAGATTTGCAGACAGTCGCGAGTGCCCGAGAACGACTTTGGAGAAATAGAAGAGTGATCCAAGGGCATTGAGCCGAAGCACTGCTTTCTTGGTAGCTTCCGTGGCGTCATCATAGATAGGAATTTCCTTCCACTTGACGGGAGGGTTTTCTAGGAGTTGGTCGCGGACAGGCTCTAGGCCGGGAGGGAGGATGTCAGGCATAGCTCACGGCCAGCGCTTGATCGCTTCCGCCAGAGTCACGCCAGAAGGCACGCTGCTGTTTATGCCCACGTTGCCAAGCGGATTCGGCACAGGGTCATCGGCCAGAAGAGGGAGGACGGATTCGAGTGCCGCGATTTCCTTAGCCAGCCGATCGCGCTGTGCCTGCTTGCGAGTGATGACTTCTTGAATGTCTTTCATTCTTCTTTCCCGTCCACGCTGTACCACTTACCCATAACCGCAAACTTACTCTCACCGCACTTAGGGCACTTACTTATGCTGGTAACTTGAGTGCAATGCTCACTAACATACAGAAGAGCTACAAACTCGTGCTGGCATGACTTACACACTGCATTGACCTTGATCTCGGTCATGGACTCCCAAGTCGATGCCCTACGTGTTCGGACCCTTCCGGCACTCCGCATTCGTCGCACAGGCCATACTCATGCGGCATCGGCTTTTCCACGCAGCACGCATGTCCACAATACTTGCACTTGTCGCGTTGGAGTCCATTGTAGCTTTGGCAAGCACAGCACCCCCATCCCGGCAGCACCGCTTTCTCGTCCAGAATCAATTCACAGATCATCGCTATTGCACGCTCTGCTTGTGCCGCTCGATCATGCCCTTGATCTCGGTCGCGACTTCTTCGGCGTCGTGGCGCGAGAGGTTGGATTCGTCTTCCACGGCGCTGCCGAGGAACCTACCATCCATTTGGGCCACGAGACGGGCTGCCGAAATCAAGTCCTTGTTCGAGGTTCTCGAACTCGCCAGAATGTGGACTAGCTTCTTGGTCGCGATCCCCATGGCGTAGCCCAAGGTCTTCACCAGTTCGTTCGTCCCCGGCGCCGATAGGAGCTTCTCCTTGAATTCCGCCTTCAGTTCCTCCACTGTCTGGTGGTAGAGCGGGTCCTGTCTGATCGTGTTCAGGTGGGGGTGGGACAGCCGGAGTTCCTTCAGGATGATCTGGTGCGGGACTCGCTGCCAGTCCAGAAACGCTACTTGCATGATCTTCGACTGGCGCGCTGCCGGGTTCGCTGGCATCGTCTTTCACCTCCGGATGATTCCACTGATTCAGGGCTGCGGCCTTGCGCGAGGCATGAAAGTCCAGCCTCGGTGTGCGCATCGGCATTCCAAGTTGATAGCAAACATCTCCCGGCATGGCAAGGCACGTCGGGCACTTTACCGCGGTCACGATCATAGGCCAATCGCGCATCCGTTCAGCTTCGTAGAGTTGCATCACTGCACCATCCCTCGCGGCCCGACATACTCGAACCGCACATGATTCGGTTTCACGTAGACCACCTTATAGAAGTCGGTCGGAAAGTCCTTTTCGAGCTGCGTGAGACACCCTTTGGTCGTATCCTCAATCCACTCTTCGGTGAACCCGATTCCATTCTCGGCCTGAATGACTTTTTCGAACGGTTTCCCCCAAGGCCGGATGAGTTCAATTTTCAGGTGAGTATAGACCCGCTCGCCGCGCTCGGTGAGAGAGTCTTCCTTGAAGGGAATGATTTCGGGGATGGTCAGGAACTTAGGCATACCACCATGTACCACGGTCTTTGCGGTCAAGCCAAGCATCAAGGATTTGCGGTAGTGGTGCAGTTTGAAATCCACAGGACTAGCGCAGCGATTCCGCCTGTGGGAAACTACGGACATGGAAAAATCCGACTTTCCCGCCGTTGGAGACATTGTTGTTTCGCAGGTCAGTTAATATCTGTTGTCAAGTCAGAATGCATATAGTTAACTAGCACTACTCCCGCAATGTCAGCTCCCAGCACGGGCCTGTTGGTTCTCCATCGAGAATTGGCCATACACGCCTTAATTCAGAAACTCGCAAACCTGCCTCCAGCGCAGCAGCCAAAGCCCTAAATCCTTCTGATTTGTGGCCATGAAACCGGATCGTTGGCTCAAGGAAAGCGTGCCCATCTCCCCCTTCACACGATTCGAAGGTTTCAATTCCATGCTGTCGTAAGACAAGAACGGCCTGCCTGATACCATCATCGAGATGATTCAGCGCGTGGTCTTCCATTGCGGGCACTTTATCATTCCCCTCATTTTGATTGCCATTCGTTTTTAGCGCCGGAACCAAACTGCACCACTACCGGATTTGCTCATCATTGATGAAGTCGAGCAGGTAGCCTTCGCAGGCCGCATGGTCGTCTTCGGGGTCAGCTGGAGGCTCTTTCAGCTTCGCGATCAACTCTTCCTTGGTCATGGGTGTCTATTTCTGGACAACTCTCTAGGCGGCCGTATAGCCATCCTCAAAAGCATCTGCTGGCGAGAATGACTCGTAGCCATCCTTGTATACAACGTAATAACCGCCAACTTTGGGATTGTGCTTCACAACGTACGAACGACTGACCGGAAAAGCCGCATAGCCTTCCTCTTCTGGTGTGATGATTGCGCCGACGACTTCTTCTTCTGGGTTCTTACCATCACTCCCGCTTATTGACCCATCCGGGTTGACGGTGATTGCCACAGCCTCAGTAGAATCAAGGAGGGCTTGCAGTTCTGCGATAGTGGGCTTACTCGCAAATTCAATCGCTTTAATCTTGAGTGCCCAGACCTGCTTGTGGCAGTTGTATTTCGGCATTTCCCGAGCAGCTTGAGCTTGTTGGATCATTTCCTCTCCTCAATCAACGCGATTACTTCACTCTCACGCATCACGGTAAACGTCTCATGCCCCGGCGTGGTCAGAGCATGGCCCGCAAACTTGGAATGGAGGACGCGATCTCCGAGTCGCACCACACAAGTATTTGGACCGCAGGACACAACGACGCCAGTGACTGGCCTTCCTTGAGCCACTTCAGGAATAACGATTCCGCTACGCCATCCAAAACCCCGGCACGATGTACATGCACGGTGACCACAACTCCATTTGGTATCCCGAGCGTAGCCGAGGACTTTACAGGAATCGCAATCCTGTCCGTCTCTGGACTGCTCGCCACGACAGGTTTCACAGACTTCGGTTTCTTCATAGCCCAGGCCCCGACAAGCTTGACACGAATACTCCGATTCGAGGGTATCCATCCGGACTATGACCCGTCCATTGGAATCTGGAGGCAGGTCGAGAGCCGCCATCTCCTGATTCGGCGTAATCGCGTACCACACCAAAGCCTGTCTCAAAGTCCGCGTACTCAACTGCATCATGCGTTCGGGCGATGTTCTCACCTTCCCCACACGGCCGAGCGCGAATTCCGGTACTTCCACAATCTCTGCGAGGGTCTGGTGGAGTGGGGTGTATTGAAGTTCGACGCCAGACTTCTTTGGGACAATCGGCCGAACTCCGCGGATCGGATCTAGGTGCACGTCGTTTCCTTTGCGCTCCGCGTTAACATCGAGCACAGCCGGCGCCTCGATCAGCCCCGACTTGTTAATCCCGTCAAAGTCCGCGCCCGCGTCAAACTGCCCCAGTTCATCTGCCGAATTTCCCAGAACCGGATCACGCGGCATCCGACTCCTCCTCTTCCACCTTCCGCACCCTCACCTTCACGGTTTCTTCCTCATGCACCACCCGAATCGACACCCCTTCGTACTCATACTCCTCTTTGCGATGCTTATGCATTAAATCCAGCAGTTTCGTCTTGGCCGCCACTTCTTCCACCGTTAACTCCTGGCGCCGATCGCGAATGTCCGCATACTCCAGCGCCGCCTCGTGCAAGTCTTTCATCTTGC